CTTAGTGTATCCTTTCGGTCAGGGATCTTTCTCAGACGGAATGCCTTTAGGTATCTCAGGTACATTCAACTTCATGTTCGTATTCCAAGCAGAGCATAACATTCTAATGCACCCCTTCCATATGGCAGGTGTAGCAGGTATGTTTGGAGGATCTTTATTCTCAGCAATGCACGGTTCACTCGTAACTTCATCTTTAATTAGGGAGACAACAGAAAATGAATCTCAAAATTATGGGTATAAGTTTGGACAAGAAGAAGAGACATACAACATTGTCGCTGCTCACGGATATTTCGGTAGACTTATCTTCCAATATGCGTC